CTCTTATTTGTCCAGCTAACTGTGTAATTTTATTATATGCTCCTATAGAAGTATTAAGAGCTTTATTTTTTGATCCTATTTCTCCAGTAATAGCCCGTAGTCTTTGGTATAAATTACCGGCACTACCTTCAGCATTATCCAAAGACTGTTGCATGTCACGAACTAGTCGTACAAGTTCCTCTTGACTTCCACCAGCTTCTTGAATTTTGCTGTTAAATTTGTCAGTAGATACACCTGCATTTTCTAAAGCGCGTATCAGTAACTGTAGTTCATTATTAAGATTAGCCATTTATCGAATGAGTTTATTATAAATAGTAAAGGCTCGCGTTATTTACGAGCCTTAGTACTGTAGGAAGGTTTTTTAATTGAAGGTCCTTTCAACTGACTGCTTTTCTTATTTATCTTATCGTATTCAGCTTTTTCTTTTTCATAATGCTCCTGCATTTTTTGAAAAGTAAAATTTCTTAGCCAAATTGGCATACTGTAAACTGTATCGTAGTCGTACCCTCCTTTACCGTGAAATACTATTTCATGTATTTGTGAAAATACTGATAATCTATACGACGGCGTCAGGCCAAAGAAAATTAACCCCAATTGGGATATCTATCCCCCCTTCTGGACCATCCTCTGGGTAGAACTTCATGTCTACATCTGGTTGAAAGTCTCTAAGGTAGTTTCTAAACGCTCTAGAGTCTCTTGCTAAGAATTGATTATCAACGAATGATCTAACGGTTTTTTTATCTGCTTCACCGTTAACTGCCGTAATCATATGCTTTAGTCTAGTAGATAATTCAGCTGATGATTCTTTGTTAATTTTTTTAAGCCCTTTTACTTCTTGATCTATTGCTGATTCATCTCCGTGTGATAGTAACTTAAATGTGATAACGTGTCCGGTAGTAGGTAGTGTAAAGTTAAAAGCATTTTCAGATGCTTTTTCAATATCTGTATGCAGTTTCTTATTATCTAGTAAAGATAAGTCAACTTTCTCTGTTAATCCGTTATAATTAAACTCATAATCTTTACCGTAGCCTAAAATACGTGCTGCTATTAGTAGAGCGTTTTTATCTCCCACTAACAGTTCGTTGTAGTTTATAGTCTTATCTACTATAAGAGCTTTAAGTAGTTTATCAATTACTATACCTTTTTCAATATAGTTTTGGTTAGTTAAAATATCCTCTTCTTTAGCAGTCATATACTTCATTTCAATTGTACCGCTAGATAATGGAGATTCTTTTGAGTAGAGTTTACCCATAGAAGGTAGGTCTACTATCTCCGTTGGGAATTTTTGTGTTTGTTCCATAAATTTTATTAATTAAAACTAGTTCTTAATATAAATATACGAAGAATACTTTTTTAAAACAACAAAAGCCCGAAATTAATCGAGCTTTTATTTATATTAAGGCTGTATTAGTAATTTAGTACGCAGTAATCCATTGCTACAGTCATTGATAACTCTACTGCGTCAGGTGATGACCAGTCAAAGTCTCCTTGTGACATAGTTTTGATAAAAGCACCTTTGATAATCCATTCTGATACTACATCTCCTACTGGACCTAATACATTAAGTGTTAAATCTTTTTTATAGAAGTCTGAATATCCTGCACGACCTGTTACTGATTCGTAAGAAAGTCTTGCCCACTCCATTACTGCTTGAGCTCCGGAAGGTGTTATTGGATCATATAATGTCATATCCATATCATTCCACATTCTCTTTCCTCTAATCTTACGATAAGTGTTAATGTGGTCTAGCACAACTTCTCCATCCTCAAACGAAGGAGCTGATACTGTTTTTACCATGAATGATGGAATGTTATCCATATACATGATGAATCTATTCTGTACCTTCGGTTCGAAGGCTCTAAACATAATTTCGTTTGGATCTAATACTGCCATTTTTATTTATTGTTTATTATAAATATCTTAATTTAAATTTATCCTGCAAAAGTTGCTCCTGTTGGCTCAATTGTAAAATCTAGTACTATAAATTCAGCAGTTTTGGCTGGTTGAATAAAGATTTGACCTATTAATTGATTTCTGTCTACTACGTCTGCAGTGTTGTTTGTGTCGTCCATTACTACTCTATAAGCGTAAAGACCTTGTCTCTGTACTACTGACTCTAAGTAAGGATTAACTTTAGCTAAGAATCTATTTCTTGTTGTTAATGTGTTTTGTTCGAATACTAAGTTTCTTGATTCGTCACCAATGAACTTTTTCAATTCAATTAACAATCTTCTTACATTTACTCTATCTAAAGACGATGCTTTTGTTTGTAATGTCTTTTGACCGAATACTGAAATTCCTTGTCCTGGGAAGGAAGCGATTGGATTTACTTTTCTAGAGTATAATGTATCTCTTTGAGTTCTTGTTAGTCTCTTTTGAGCTTGTATTACTCCTGTAATTCCACCTCTTACTAATCCTGCTGGTGCAAACCAAGGTGCTGAACTGTTATCTGTGAAAGCATATACTCCTGGTATTACAACTGATGCTGGAATCCATTCGTTTCTACCTGTTGCAGATTGAGTCTGTAACCATGGCCAGTAAGAAGCTGCGTAAGAACTGTTAAGTCCTGCTGCTTGTCCTGTTACTGTACTTTCACCTGTTACACTATAGTCTACTAAGTCAATTACTGATATACAATCTCCTCTAGTTTCAGCTAAAGATACAATGCTGTCTATTTCTGTAGAATGACCAGTTAAGTTATAGGCTAATCCTGGTGCTGATATAATATTAAAGATGTAATCGTCACTGTTTTCTAATACTGATATTATATCAGAATAACAACCTGCGGTTAAACCTTGTGTATCTATTCCGTCTATGTCACCGAAAAATTTACCTTGTCTGTCTGCTGCAAAATGTCCTCCAGTTGCTCCAAAGAATGATCCTGATTGTGCTATTGGAAGAGAACTAGCATAACTTACTCCTTGAGAATCTGTGTTGACTGTTACTCCGTCGTTTGCTAAGTAATCTAATGTTTGTGCTGGTACGCTAGAAACTCTTATGTAGTTAGATTTATTAACATATTCTCCTTGGGTAGAAATATATTTTGAACCATCTCCGTCTGTTGATAATACTTGACGCTGGTTTCCTATAATACTTTCTATATAGTTAGAAGAATTAGGATCTAGAGATACATTATTAAATGTCTCCAGTACAATTTTATTTTTTAAGCTATCATCTCCTTGACGAATACTTAATGTAAACGTTCCAAGGTCGCTATTTACGTTACTTATTTCCCATCTTACGTTATCCGAGCTACCATTAACTAGTGAGCTATCAGAATTTTGTGGGATAGTATTAGCATTTGTTGCATTATTGTATATTGTTCCCTCTCCTAAGGTTGATATTATAAATGAATTTGTAGTAGTAGATGTTGTTTCTGTACCTCCTGCTAAAGTTATAACTGCAGTTGCTGAAGGATCGTTTCCAGCTGCATCTCCTACTCTAAGTATATATCCGTTAGCTGCTGTTCCTGCTACTCTACCGTCTAGTTCTAATGTATCTGATGTTGCATTATCTCCATGTATTACTGCTATATTGGCTCCATCGATTGCCGCTCCTAAATTATCTACTGTTGCTGCAGCATCTGCTCCTGGGGAGAAATACCACTGGTTCGCCGATGGAATATCGTCAGGTACATCTCCTACAATTGCTGTGAAGTTGTATTCAGTCCCGTCTGGTGCTTGAATAATATACTGTTGTGTATCGTCTGCTTGAGCGAAACTAGCTACTAATCCTGTTGCTGTTGCAACACCTGTAGTAGATGTAGTATTACTAATAGTAGTCGATGTAGCAGCATCGAATGATCCTGTAACTACCCTAGAAACTAATACTGAGTTACCACCTTGTTGAAAATAATTTTTAACTGCGATAGAAGTTAAGAATTCATAAGAGTTTGAACCTGATGCAAAAGTAGTACCAAATTTCCTTACATAATCACCATAAGAGGTAACTAATGTTGGAATTTCTACTGGTCCTTTTACTGCTGGTCCGATAATTGCTGCTCCTGCTGCTACAGGGGCTGGTTGAATAAATGAAATATCATTTTCTCTTGTGAATACACCTGGAGAGATAATTGTTTCTGCCATGTTTAATGAAGTTTATTTAAATGTCTTTTATAAATATCAGCTTATTTTGTAAACCGTTCCTGTAATGTACAGGTAGTTATTTGTATATAAATAGGAAGGGAAGGTATAAACCCTCCCCTCTAAATAATATTACTAAACTAATAGATTTACTTTACTTCAGTAACTACTTCTTCTTCCTTTACTTCCTCGGTTGGAATAAATTCCCCGTTCTGTAAATCGATAGATCCTTTACCGTATTTTTCTTCTAACTCCTTAACAACAGTAGCTTCTTGCTCTTGTGTTTCTGTTAAGTACTGCTCGATGTTAGCCTTACGTGTTTTTAAATCTATTTCTGCTAGGCCTACATTTCCTAATTCAACTTTTACTGCTTGAACTCGTTTTTGGATTTCTTCAATCTTTCCTAACTCTTCTTTTGATAACTTTTGATTTGCCATTTTGTAACTTTAAATTAATCGATTAAATTATATATTAATTAATATAAGAACTATTATTTAGTTCTGCAACTTATTTTTAATTCTTTTTATTCTCCGTCTCCTACTGTTAAAGTAATAGAACTTGGTGTTTGTAATTCTGTAATTTGAGAATCTAATCCTCCTTGGACCGTATTTACCTGCTCTTCTCCCATTCCTGCTTTTGTCCACTCTATAACTGTAGCGTGTGTTAAGTCGCCAAATGCTGTGAATGCACTACCTGAATTAAATTCAAGTTGCTGGGTTCCGATACTAGTTGCATTATAAGCGTTTCCTTCTCCATCTACAGCATCAGAAGTAGCTGTTACTCTCCAATGTACGTTGTATATAACGTTTGTCTGTCCTCCTTCTGAAGGGTGTACATCTACTGTTTTACAGTCCCAATTGTAAGTATTCATATTTTATTTTATTAAGTGTTGAACTTTAGTTTATTGTTCTTTATATAAATATAGGTAAAAAAACTTTAACTACCAACTCTATTATATATTAGTTAAATGTTGGTACAATGTCCATGTATAGTTTCCGGTTGTACCTGTTCTTGTTAAACTGTACATATAATTACTAGTATATTCACAAGAAACATGAGCTGCATATACCAAACTAGTTTGCTCTGCAAAATCTGCATTTAAGATTCCGTCTTCATATCGAGTATCATCGTTACCGGAACTTGCTACTACATAGTGTAGTGTACCTGCGTCTTCTATTACACAGAGTCCTACAGTTGAGCTAGGAGATCCAGGTCCTGTTGAGGTAATATCGCTAGTTGTTGGAGATCCTGCAGTAGTAATATTAAATGCAGTAGACAAAGTATATTTTAATAAATTAATTTGGCTAGGAGAAGTATCTATTGTCATTATTATTAGTTGTGTACCGTCTGGGCTAAAATGCATTCCTCTGGTAAGACCACCAGCTGGCACTAAGAGATTAAGGGTTGACCCTATAGTTGCCATTGTAGTAATATCCCAAGCAGTACTTAACGTGTATTGTACAACAGAATTACTATACATAATATAAGCTTTAGTCCCGTCAGCTGACATTTGAAAATGGGTAAAAGAATTAGTTAGAGCAGAACTTACTCCTACGTTAGAAATAGTAGAAGATATGTTATTTGCTGATGACATGCTAAGTTGTCGTATTTTTTTATTACTATGCTCCGGTATGTAAAGTCTTGTACCGGATGGATCTACAAAAGGCTGTACATTTCCAAAAGCTGATGAGCCGTTTATTAAAGATGTAACATTTACATTATCGTTTTCACCTGTTACCCCTGCTAAAGTAAAAGTTGATCCCTTAGGTGTATCTATTACTCTTTTTACATTTAATCTTCCTACGTTTAAAATTTTATTTATATTAGCTGCTATTACTCCGTTTACTATTTCCCCAAAACCTGTATCTAGTGTATATTCTATTCTTGGATAGTAAGAAGAATTATTGTAATAAAAACCAGCAGTAGTTACTAATGTAAGGCCGGGTTCTGTATCTGAATAATCAAAACTATAATCGCATAAACCTATATTAAAGTCGCTATTTCCTACAGCATCTGTTTTAGCATCGCTGTTAAGGTCTACTGTTTTTACAGTTCCTGCTCCACCAGGGCCCATATTAAAATTACCTGAATAAGGTGTATTAAAATCTACAGTATAATCACTAGTACTCAACTGTGCAGTTAAACCTGAACCCCATGTGTTTGTGTTCTTTACAGCTATTATAGTCTTATAGTTTGTATACCCTGATGATTTATAGAGTTTAAGTTGTAGACTTGTTATAGTACCGGAAACACCGGAAAAATCAAAGGATAACATGCATCTTTCTACTACCCAGTTTTGCCCTCTAACCGTTTGCTCAAAGGCATCGGGAGACATAGATGTTGGGTTAACTATTCTTGAAGAACCTGTGGTATCGTCTCTAGCATCACTCCAGGTGTAAAGTGTTGTATCTAATTGATTTCTTACTAATCCGTCTATTGACTGTTGACTTGATGGTATTGTTGGCATAACTCTGGTTTATAATTACTATCCTTACCCTTTAAGTTCAGGTCCTGGAGCGGGTTGGTATCCGCCTCCTTCTAATATTGGTGAATATGGTTCTCTTTTTCCTTCTCTTGTATACATAGGCATATAGTAATGATCTGTTGTATGGTATTTATTAGTAGGTATTGATTTAACTCCAAAATCACTTAGTATTATTTCTTTGTACTTAACACCTCTTTCTTCTGCTAGTGCTTCTGTAGGAAGTATATCCTGCATAGGGTTCCACCAAGTCATCCTACCACCGGGTCCTAGCAGTTTTGTAATATAGTTTTTCAGTTTCTTCATGTTAGTATCGTTGTAAGTATCGATAAAAATTCCGTGATACTCTCTTAGTCCTGAGTTTTCAAAATCTTTTTGAAATTCTACATACCAGTCTTTACCTGATATAACATTTACTCTTTTATGTTGTGTTCCTTTATCTCTACTGTATGCCTTATTCCTTGTATTTGCAAATTCTTGAGCTTTTTCTGCAATAACTGGATGATATTCTATAATAGTATGTAAATCAGGTTCAAATCCTTGTATAAACCCGGCTGATATTCCCATTCCGAATCCTAACTCTAATATAGTCTGTGCTGTTCCACCGTCTGTTACAAAATCAGCAGCTTGTTTCATTATGGGTCTTTCCCAGTCCATCATTACATTAAAGGTTTCTTCTCCATCAGCGAAAGTTATCTTATCTTCATTGAAGGTCATTGTTTTTTCTTTATAACCGCTTTTATACCTACCTTTATAATCCGCTCTTGCC